TTAAATAGCCAGCCTGTCATTGAGCATTGCCACCTGATCGCCGTTCATCTGTTCAATCCATTTTCCGTAGATCTCGTAAACCATCTGCGCGTTTTCGTGTCCCATCTGCGCCGCGATAAATGACGGGTTCGCTCCGGCCGTCAAAAGCCAGCAGGCGAACGTGTGGCGCGTCTGGTACGGATTACGTGGTCGAATACCTGCGCGCTTCACAGCGGCATTCCAGCGAGCGCCGATCGACGACAGGCCATAGTGCGGCCGCTGCTCGCCTTTGGATGGGCGCGGGACAAACACAAAGCGCAGGCGTTGGCGTTCGGTGCTGCCGTATTCGCGGTGATGATACGTGATCTCGGTTGGCCGATGCAGGCCGGTAAGCAGCCGCTGCGCGCGTAGTGCCTCCACCGCCGGCGCGAGTAGCGTTACCGTGCGAAAACCTGCCTGCGTTTTTGGCGGCCCGAATTCGCCCAGTGACGTTAAATTTCTGCTCACACGTAATTCACCTTTGTCCAGATCGATATCCTCCCATGCAAGGGCTGCAAGCTCGCCGTGGCGAAGCCCGGTAAAAATGGCGATTGTCCACATAAAACGTCGCTGGCCATCCAACGCCATTACCAACTGATCGTACTCATCACGGAGCAGTGGATCCGGTTTAGTGTTCGACCGCTTTAATTTTCGAACCTCCTCATAGGGCTTGTCGCGGATAAAGCCCGCTCGGTAGGCAAAACGTAACACGGTACATAGTGCGCCAACATAATCGTTCACCGTGCGCACGGTGCGGCCGTCCTTGTTGCTACGCAGGCTTTCCTGGTAAAAGGTTCGCCCATGCAGGAGCGCATTTCTAAAACCGAGAATGTCGTTGTGGTTGATGTCCGCCAGCGCTCGATCTGGCCCTACAATGAATTTTATGGTTTTCATTTGTGACCGGGTTTTTTTCATCGTATTACGAGCCAGTTCTGGTTCGCGGTTTTCCAGCCAGGCATCCACTAACTGGCTGAATGTCTCGACCTTACGAACTGGCCCGGAAGCGATAGTGACTTCTGCTGCACGTTTAGACGTTGGGAACCGTGCGGCATAATCAAACTGCCCCAGTTGGATCTCACTCTGGATGACTGCCCGCATCATAGATGCGCGCTTGATGTTCGCCGGGGTGATTTCCCAAGATTTCAGCAATTCGCGACAGCGTTTCCCGCGATACATAAACCAGATAGCCAAGCGCTTGCCGCGGATCTCGACACCGGTCGGTAGTTTTGCTTTTGCCATTACGCATCCTGAACCATCTTGTTAATCTCCGGGTAGTTGTACCAGGTGACTCCGCGCACGGCTCGTTGGCCACTGGATGCAACCCGCTTGAAATGCACCCCCTCGATCCAACACCCTTGGCGATATTTTTCTATTTGTCGATCGCTAAGGCCCGTCTTTGCTTTAAGCCTATCTTCAACAACCCACTCTTCATTAAAGATCACTTGCGGCATACTTCACCTCATGATCGGCCAGCAGATTATCGTGCTGGCCGTTACTATTTTGATTTTCGAAAATCATTTTTCAGTGCTGTAAACGCCGTCGCAGTACAGAACGGCGCTCGGGCGGCGCAATTGGATTGCTTCCCTCATTCGCTCGCACTGGTCGAAGCTCGAGTAAATTCGCTCAGATACCGGCAGCGCGTCGCAAGCATCGTGGCCGCACGGGCTGACCAATAGCAGGAAGCCGATAAGCGTCAGCATGCCGCCTCCTGCGCCGGCGAAAGGTCATCAATCGCCTGCTGATAGCGCTGAACTTCATCAGCGCTCAGGAACCGCGCGGAACGATGCAGAAGGGCGCCCAGGTCTGCCCGTTCCTGGCTCGTGGTGCCGCCGTTCTTGCCAGCCGCATCGATCGACGCACCCAGGGCGGCAATCGCGTTCAGACGGTGGTGCTGCTTCACGATTTTGTTTTTCAGCTCGGTGTACAGGGTGATCCCCAGCTGCGATTTCAGTTCTTCAACCGATGCGCGAAGGTCCGTCGCCTGTGCGGTGGTGGTGATCTTGTCGATGCTGCCGCGAATATCCTCAGCTATCTTTTCAGGCTCTGAATTTTCAGTAACTGGCGCCGGCGCCTTATCAGTCGCCTCGATCAGCTGGCCGGTGCTTACGCGGGTGTCCGGCGTGACGTCTTTCTCTTTATGCCAAACCATCTCTTGCCCGCGCTCGAGCATTTCCATGATCTCGGAGTTATTCGGCAGCCGCCGGCCAAGACGGTGCATGACGGATTTGCGAGACATTGACTCGTACCAGTTAACCCACGGCCCGCTGTCACTGTTCCTGCTTGCGGCGCGGACTTTTTCGATATCCTCGATATTCATCACTTCAAACTGCAGTTCGCCGGTGCGCATCTTCGCGTAGGCGAACGCACCAATCATCTCGCCACGGTCGAGCATGTTAGGTTCATAGAAAATGTGTTCGCCGTTCTCGTCCATCCAGACGCGGAATTTATCGTTTTTGTACAATACGCGGGTGGCGATGATGGATACCTCGCCAGACTGGCGTACCCGCTTCATTACGCCATCGATCATTGGCAGGTACTGTGCGCGGCGGACCCGCTGACCATTTGGGAGCTTGGTTTTGTAAACGACGAGCGCAGCTTCGCGTCCGTCTGGAATAAGTCCGTCTTTTGCACAAGACGAAAGGGCGTTGATAACGCTCTGGCGGTCGGCATCGAACAGATCTGGATTCGTTGATAACGCCACTGCCGCGGCGTTGGTGAATTTTTCAAAGCTGACGTGGCTCGGCAAAATCGCTTTTGCCGGTGCCAGCTGTTCCGCCAGGTCTTTCTGGATTAGTGCGAGTTGGTTGCTCATTGGTATGCTCCTTAGGCTATGCGCAGCGCTTCCAGTCGTCGCTGGTCAAAGTCGTTAATGTCGTCCACGATTTCTTCTGTGATCGGTTCTGGCCATACGTCGGTATCCTGTGCCTGTTTGATATCCCGCAGGGTTTTGCGGTACTCAAGGCGGCCGAGTTCGAGCAGGTCAGCGGAGGCCTCAACGGTGGCGATCCAGTGGTAGTGCTCATCTTTGTTGACGAAGATCCAGAAAAACTGATCCAGCGCCGCAACATCGCAATACATGCCCGCGCTCAGGTGGTAATCGCGCTCGATGATTTCACGGTGCAAGCGGGCGCGCAGGGCGCTTTGCTTGACATTACCCATGCTGACGGTTTTCAGGTCGTAGCCGATACGCATGCCTACGGCCTCAATCTCAAGATCGGGACGTACGCGCAGTTCGAGGCCGGTTTCTTCATCGATACCGAAATAGCTGACCTCGACCGCGCGTTGTGGGTTCTGCAGCAACTGCCCGACCGATGGGTGGGTGAACAGGGCGCGCTGAATTGCCTTGGCGTGTTTCATCTGCGCCTGCGTGATCGTCTGGCGCTGGTCGTTGTTATTTTTCCATGCGCTGATCACCTCGTCGGCGAATACCGCCGTTGGCAAAATCGTTTTGATACGCGCGGCCATATCCTCTTTGCTGCCGCTGACCGGCAACGGCGCCGGAATCGCGCGCTCTTTCTCGACAAACTCCGGATCGATGGT